TACCCTAGAAATATTTTAATAACATTTGGAAACTATCCTTATGTAGAAGACATACACAATTTTACTATAGAAATTAAAAAAAATTTAATTGAGGAAGAAGGATACGCATCAAATGTAAAAGGGAAAAAAACAGATTGGTTTGTTTTTAACGATCATCCCCTAACTACAAAATTTATTAACTATTGTATAAACAAACATCAATTATCTAATGAAAAACTATTTAGATATTTTTATGAAAAGAAAACAATCCTGAATTGTTGGGGAAATGAATTAGGTAAAAATGATTATATTAAACTTCATGAACATAATTCTTATCACTGTATTTTATATTTAACAGAAGGAATGCCTTTGTGTTTACCAGAACTAAATATAAAAATAACTCCTAAACCCGGAGATTATTATTTTTTTCCACCTTGTATACAACATTATGTTGATGTTAATCTTGAAGATACTAAAAGATATTGTATTGTCATGAACATAATTGAAAGAACTGATTGGAAAAAAGAAAGAGAATTATACTTTTTAGAAAAGAAAAAATATGAACGAGAAAACAGTTAACATAACAAATTTTATAGGTATTTATGATAACTACATTACAAAAGAAATGTGTGATGACGCTATTAATTTGTATGAAAATCAAAACAAATTTAATAATACAGTTAATAGAATAAGTGGAGAAAAAGCATCTATTCTACAAAAACAAGATCAACAATTTTTTGCAGGTGCAGGAAATGTAAATGTTTGGTGGGAAACTTTAAAACCTATGATGGTAAATTTTGATTTAGCATGGAATCACTACTCTAAAAATGTAGGAGCTCAAGACGCTTACTCAGGACTTCCTTTTTATTTTACTTCTTTAAAAATTCAAAAAACTTTGCCAACAGAGGGGTATCATGTTTGGCATCTTGAACATGGTAAAGGATTTGATAATGAACCTAGAGCTTTTGTTTTTAGTATTTATTTAAACGATGTTGATGAAGGTGGAGAAACAGAGTTTCTTCATTTCTCAAAGAGAGTGCAATCTAAAACAGGTAGAATAGTTATCTGGCCAGCTGCTTTTCCTTATCTACACAGAGGAAATCCACCTTTATCAGGTAAAAAATATATCTTAACTTCATGGATGATGTTACGGTGAATAAATATATTAAATGTATTAATTATTTAATTTCTAAAAAAACTCAAGAAGTTCCACATTATAATAAAAATCTTTTTCAACATTTAATAAATGTTTATAATAAACTTAGAAAATGGAAATGTAATGAAGATATATGTTATGCAGGTTTATTTCATTCTATTTACGGTAATGAAAGTTTTACACAAAAAATAGAAACAGACAGATCTATTATTAAAAATTTAATAGGATCTAAAGCTGAGTCCTTAGTTTATCAATACAATAATGACAGAAATCAAAATAAAAATACAAGAATAATTTCTCTTGCTAATAAGTTAGATCATGACATGATTTTAATTTTTGATGACTACATAGATAAACAAGAAATTGATACAAATTATTTTTATTTTAGGGATCTGGTGTCTTGGAAATTTATAGGTTCAGGTAAAGATAACAATAAATGGAGAAAATTTAATTACAAATTAAGATTTAAAAATAAAATAGAAAAAAAATTAAAAAAACAAACTGAGAGCATATTAAAAGACATGCATATATTTGATTTATTAAAACCAGAAAGAACATACGCTAGTGCTAATCCTTATGGAACTGTTCATGAATCGCATGTAGATTATTATGACGATTTAAATTCAAAGGGTGGTGTTACAGTTATGTACTATTTAAATAATTTTTGGAATTTTAACTTCGCAGGAGAAACTGTTTTTTATGATAATAATAATCAAGATATATTAAAAAGTATTCTTCCAAAACCTGGAAGAATAATAGTTTTTAATGGAAGTATAGAACATTGTGCTAGAGAAGTTAGACGAGACGTAAATGATCTAAGAATGGTTTTAACTTTTAAATATAATATATGTGTTTAGATTAAGATGAATAAGATGTAGGTCTTGGACCTTTTTCAGATTCTTCTCTAGAATCTGCATCCCAATCTTCTTGTAATTGAACTAAATGAGCTGCATCCCATTTATCAATAAATTGTTGAATATCAATTCCTTCATCAGCTAAAGAACAATGAGGGGTGTCGTCTCTGTGTTCTACTTCATCAGAAGGATTATCAGCTCCTGCTTGAATAGCCCAGATATTTGAAAAAGCAGAGTCTGCCCAAAAAGCTTCATCATCAATTATATATCCTCTACCATCATTTGGATCAGCAAATTCATCACAATTTTTAATTATTGATTTATCTTCGAATACCACTGTCCAATTTGAATTTGTTGCCATAATTCCTCCTAAGTTTTTATTATATAAAGTAGTGTTAAATAAGGTTGTATAACTGAAGTAGCAGTTCCACTAAAAGTAGCACTCATATTGTGAGAGTGTCCTTGACCACTACCTGCATTGTTAGTGTTAAAAGTTCTACTACCGCCTCCTTGGCACCCCCTAATTTGAACAGGAGTATTAGAAGTAATATCATTAGGACCAGTCATGCTGTGTCCGTGAGAGGCTAGTTGAGCTGTTGATAAAGTAGCATTTGCTGTTGATCCACCTACTGTACCTGAAGCAGCTACTGTATTTGCTCCACCTGTTGACGCTAAAGCTTTAGTTCCAGATTTACCCATAGGGACGTTATCAGCTAAATTTGGTAAATTAAAAGTTGAAGAACCATCTCCAACTCCATAAGTTGTGCTTATAACTCCAAACAAATCAGAGTAAGTTGATCTTGATACAGCTGCTCCATCACACTCTAAAAATCCTGTTGGCACTGAAGAAGAGGACCATGGAAGAATAGTTCCTGTAGCCGTACCTTCGATACCTGTAAGGTTTGATCCTGTAAAGTCGTATTTTGTTGCTTCGTAATTTGACATATTATTTCTCCGTGTAAGTCCATCCTACGTTTGAACCAGAATAAACTAATCCAAAAGCTGCACCTTCAGTATTTACTACTAAGTCCGAGGATGCATTTGCTATTTTAGAACTATTTCTACCAACAGTCAACGCGTTAGTGTCAAAAGTATATCTTGAATCTACAAAATGTACCTCATCACCAATTGCAGGTGATGCAGGTAATGTAATTGTTACAGCTCCACCATTTGTTTCTACAAATAATTTTGCACCTGCTTGAACTGTTTCAGCCGCTGAAACGGTTCTCCATTTTCTGTATTCATTTGCTTTAACAACATTTGTTCCATCAGCGTAAAGAACATAACAATTTCCTTCACATAAAAGTACACCTGAACCAGACGCAGTTTTAAAAGTTAATGTATAACCTGCGTGATCAGTTCCATCTATAATATTGTAAACTTTTTCAATGCTATCTGGACATGTAACTGTTCTATTAGCCGCCAAAGTTCCAGTTAATTTTATCGTAGCATTTCTAGCATTAGAGATTGTTCCATCAGACATAGCAAGTGCAACGTCAGATGACGCTACAGCAATTTCTTCATAACCTGCAACCGCTTGTTGTACCAGGTTTAAATTTGTGTTTGTTTTTGTTCCCCATGTACCAGCGTTTTCACCGGTAGCCATTAGTTCTATCTTTAAATCAGATGAATAACTTGATGCCATATTTTTTTCTCCTATGCAGCGTCACTATAACTTGTATTTGATCCAGTTGCAACATTTGTATACGATGAATTTGAACCAGTGTCAACGTTAGAATATCCTTGAATTCCAAAGCCAGTTGCAGTTCCAAATTCAGCGACAGATACAGTTATTGATTGACTAGATAAACCAACTACGTCAGCAGGTGCTATTGATCCTACATTAAATGTTGCAGAAACTCCTGTTAGACCCATGACATCAGCAGGTGTTATAGATCCTACTGATGATGTTATTGAAAAACCTGTTGGAATTATAATTGGACTTGAATTAATTTCAATACTACCAACTGATGCTGTGGCAGAAACTCCCGTTAGACCCATGACATCTGCAGGTGTTATAGATCCTACAGAGGCCGTTGCAGAAACTCCTGTTGGAGTTACAAGTGGACTACTTTCAATTTCAACAGAACCTAGACTAGCTGTGGCAGAAACTCCTGTTAAGCTAAAAGAAACATTACCTATTATTGTAGGAGATCCAACACTAGAAGTTGAAGAAACTCCTGTTAATCCCATCACATCTGCAGGACTAATTGATCCTACACCTGATGTTATCTGTGATCCTAAAGCGAGAACTACAACTTTGTTAACAGAGTCTCCATAAGGCTCTTCGCCCCAACCATTTCTACCCCAACCAACTAACGTTCCAACACTTGCGAGACTACCTAGTGTAGAAGTTATTGATCGACCAGATACACCAATTACATCTGCAGGTGTTATAGATCCAACAGAGGATGTTATAGAAAGTCCTGTTAATTCTGGTGTTATAAATTGAGCAGCTGTTACTGTTCCTAAATTTGATGTTATGGATACACCAGATGGAGCAACAGAATATTCAACTCCCCAACCAGAGTTTCCGTATTGTTGTCTACCCCATCCTGTAAAAGGAAAAGCTTCCACTGTTCCCACATTGGATGTTATAGATTGACCTGTTGGTATTATTGTTAATAAATTACTACCCCAGGAGTTGTCACCCCAAGAATTTGTGCCCCAGGTTGATGCCATAAGGAAGGCCTCCTTATGCTAATCTAATGATTGCGTCGGTTGCGTCTGCTGTTGGAAACTGAATAGTAAAAGTTCCACTTGTTACAGTTTTATCACCACCAAATGCTATAACTGCAACAGCTTTATCAGATTGTGTGTCATTGTATATTAACGCACCATTAGCTGTAAAAGAAGCTGATGAAAAACTTACGTCTGCAAAATCACAAAATGCAGTTGTTCCAGAAGTTGTCGGCGTTACACTTGTAAGAGTTGCCCCACCTGCAGTGTATGCAGTTCCAGATGAGTTTGTAATTTCGTTTGATGTTGAATAAGCTGTAGTTCCAGCACCTAAAGATGCAGAACTTGTGTATAAAGCTATCTTGAAAGTGTTTCCACTTGTAGCTGTAAAGTTGTGTGTGCCAACTAAAAGTTCTTGTTTAAAACTTGTACAAATTGCCGATGTTATTGCCATAATTTTTCTCCTATGGGTTTGCTGAGTTTACCGGTATACGAACAGCGCCATCAGTGTAGTCGTCTCTTCGTCTTCTACCAACTTGCTCGTTAGCAAACTTCTGTACCTCTTGTTTATACTTATTTTCATATAGTGTCAACATATCAATTGGACCTTTTAAAAAGCCATACGCTTCTGATAGACAGCAATATAAAAGCCCATTTGGAAAGTTAAGACTAATGTAATTAGTGTCATTATTTTCTAATAAAACTGGTGCAGCATTGTAGTGAACTCTAAATTTATAAGTTTGATCTGGAACAGGAGCAAACATCATTCTACCAGATGTGGTATCTGATTCTCCTGTAGCACCACCAAACATAGCATAGTATTTAGGTTGCCCTCTTTTAGCAGATGCTGTTGATGAAACGTACTCTTGTAGATATGAAATATCTTTTTTTTCTAAAAAAACATTTGATCCAGTCACAGCTGATGTCGAATCATAAACTTGTATAGCTCTTATAAAAACAGCTCCTGCTGGAGCGTTAATTGTTTCTTGTCCTGTAACTAAATTACCTGTTTGTTGTTTTCTGTCAGCATCAATAGGAACATCTCTAAATATTCTATACTGTGCATTTAATATTATATTTTCTAAAACACTATCTGATAAAACATTAGAATCTGTTTCTGTATAACTTCTAATCTGTGTTTTTAATCCTGATGCACTTAATCCAGCCATTAAATAACCCCTGCTTGTCTTAGCTCTCTACAAACTGGACAACTTTTTCTATAGTATATGTGTTTATTGCAAGGTTCTGGATGTTTATGTGGAACGTCCCCACCTTTATGAGAATGTGTAACACCATTTTTGTGTGTATGCTCAACTTCATATAAAACAAGATGTGGATCTTGTTTTTCAGGTTTAAATATATTTTTAATTTTATTCCAAATATAATTTATCATAATATACCTCTTATCATTGGACTAACATAAATGTTTTCTCCACCACCTGTTATATTACCAACTGCGTTATAAGGCAAGGTAACAGTGAAGCCTGTATTAATTATTTTTGTAGCTGGCATAGCTCCAGTTTGTTCCGTTCTTGTGGTTATAGATTGTATCTCTAAACCTGGAAAAACAGTAACTGCAGTGTGTGCTGTAGCGTCTGTGCTATCAGGTGTTTCTCCTCTAAAAGGTGCATTTGTACCTCTTGTTAAACCTGTTAATGTTTGTCCTCCAGATTTACCTGTATATTTAATAACTTCTCTTTGAACAACAGGAACATAATCAGGATTTGTTGCACTAGGTGAAGTTGAACTTTGTACAAAATAAAAACCTGTTGCAGGAAAATTGGTGTTAGCGTCAAAGGTTGCTGTTGTTGCAGAGGCTGTAATTGTGTCTCCTATCGCAAATATTGGAAAAAGATTTGATCCTAAATTAAAACTTTGAGTGGGATCATTACTAGACGGATTGTAAAATAAAACAAAATCTCCAACTTCTAAACTGTGATTAAGTAGACTAACAGTTAAAGTTGCACTTCCGTTTGTAATAGTAAAAGGATCTTTTGGTAAAAGAATTGCAGTTGGGGGTTCACTTCTATCTGATCTAACGTTTCTTATAGAAACACCATCAGCGGCCATTGGCTTTGGCTCTAATTGTGGTTGCTTTGGTTCAAACTCTGATACATGAACAAACGAACCATTCCATTCTCTAACCATTTCTTTGTATGGAAACTCCATACCAGATCTGTCTGATATTGCTTTTGCGTATTTACCTGTAGCGTATTTTGGCATTATGCTCCTGGGTAGTATGCTTTTGGTGTTATATATGTACTAGAAGCTGAACCATCTTCTGCTAATGCTCTAGCTAATTCATCCTCGTAATATAATTTCATTTGTTGTGTAAGTTGTGGTTGATACTTTTGTGATAAATAAAATGCAAGTCCAGCAACCATACAAGGAACAAATCTAAATGGAACGTCTGTTGCATTTGTATAATCACCTACATCTTGAATTCTTTTTATATAATAGAAGTGCA